ATGGATGAACTAGACAATAACAAATTAAAGGCAGAGGATGACGAAAGAGAAGTGGAAAGTGAGGAAAATCAGCGTGGTGAAGAGATCGAAGTAAATGAAGATCGCCTTCCCTCGCGGGCGATGGCGATCCATGAACATATTCGCCAGGAAGGGGAAAAAGAGATGGAGCGCGATGCGCTGGCCCTGCTATGGTCAGCGATTGCGGCCGGCCTGTCGATGGGGGCCTCCCTGCTGGCGAAGGGAATTTTTCACGTCAAACTGGAGGGGATCCCGGGCGGTTTTTTGCTGGAAAACCTCGGCTACACCTTCGGCTTTATTATCGTAATTATGGCCCGCCAGCAGCTGTTCACTGAAAATACGGTCACCGCCGTTCTGCCGGTGATGCATAATCCCACCCTCGGTAACGTCGGTTTGCTGATGCGGCTATGGTCGGTGGTGCTGGCGGGCAATCTCATCGGTACCGCGGTGGCCGCATGGGCCTTCAATTATATGCCTATTTTTGATGAGCCAACCCGTCAGGCCTTTGTCAGCATCGCCGAAGACGTAATGAAAAACAGTCCGACAGAGATGTTCGCTAATGCGATTATTTCCGGCTGGCTGGTCGCCACCATGGTCTGGATGTTTCCTGTCGCCGGCGCCGCCAAAATCGTGGTGATTATTCTCATGACCTGGCTTATCGCCCTGGCGGATACCACCCATATTGTGGTGGGCTCGGTCGAGATCCTTTATCTGGTGTTTAATGGAAATCTGCCCTGGAGCGACTTTATCTGGCCGTTCGCCCTGCCGACCCTGGCGGGAAATATCTGTGGCGGGACCTTCATCTTCGCACTGCTGAGCCATGCGCAGATCCGTAACGATATGAGCAGCAAGCGAAAAGCGGAAGCCCGCGCCCAGGCGGCGGAGAAAGGGAAAAAGGCCGACCGGGCATAAAAAAAGCGCCCTGAGTGGCGAGGGTTTAAGCAGTCAGACGGTATGGCTCTTACTCAGGCGGGCAAAAAACGCTATACTCGTGCCGCCTTGTCCCCTTAGTTAAATGGATATAGTTATAAAACAATGTAGTTTGTTGTTTTTAAAAGGAAAAAACCAAAATAAATCACATTTGCTGTACCCAATTATGTACACATAATCCGTTGAATTTATATAACAGGACATTCGTCATCAGTAGGCCAGGCTCGATTGATGACGAATGTTACTACCCCAGCAACTGTAACATCATCCAAAGCCTCGCCTTCCAGAGCTTCACCGTCTCTTGTAATAAATGCCCGGCCCATAATTTTCGCAAAGTCTGTACCGCCACCGTGTTGGATTAGTACGGTATCCCCCTGCTTTGGTTTAACTGAGAAATCCACCACGGCATAGCCGGTTTCTGTCTTAACGACCCGAGTATTATGGCCGGTACCGCAGAGTTTATCGACGGTCAGCCGCACTTCTACATAGTCTGCTGCTGGCGACGGAAACCCCACGTTATAGCCCTCCGTTCGGGTTGTATAACTGGAACGTGCGCTCATCGCCTTCCTGCGTTGAGACATCCCGGAATGTCGTCACATAGTGCTCAATCCACTGGTTAGCCTGGCGTGGCGACCAGTGCCAGTTAACTTTTGCGAGTTCCCGGATAAAACCGGACGTTGTCACGGTGCGGCGGCCATTAGGCTCAATGACCATTGCCTGACGCCAGGCTATTTCGATATCTGAGTTTCGCGGCATATTCCCCCCTTAAATACTGTTTTTATATACAGTAGATTCATTGAGAGATATGATCAATACAGGTTCCAGCTATCGATCAGGCACACTGACGCGAAAAAATGATTTTTCTGGAGCAGAAAGATACATCTCGCATTGAGTAATAGTTCGGTGACATCATCTGCCAGCCAGATCACAACACCGCAAGCCGGGATACTCCTGGTGGCGTCTGATACAATACTCATCTGGTACAGATGGTTAATACGGCCCTCAAGACTTGTTGAAACATTCATTCACAAGTGCTTTAATTCATGCTAATGTCTAAAACTAGTTAACAAAAGCTTACAATTAACATACCTAAATAGAGAGGGCTGCAATGCCAAACTATTCTGGACTTACTGTCACAGGTTGTGACACTGGTTTCGTTTTGCCATCAGATTCATCGTCAACCTTCCTTAACGCTCGTGTTGAAAAATGCCGCGTCGGATTTCTTGAATACAACTCAAAGGAATTGTACGACACTCTATTAAAAACCCTCTATGAAAATCAAAGTGAGTTTGATTCACTTAAGAAAGAAGTTGAGTCAGCAGATTTAAACCAAAAAGAGAAAGATGAGAAAATAAAATCATCATCTATTTTTTCAAAATTAGCCATTGTGGCTGATGTTGTCACGGTTTACGCTTTCCTGGCCCCGCTACTAACATAAAAAGCCTTCACTAAAAATCAGAAAAAGGACTAAACTTTGCCAATCATTAATTGTAGCTTCTCTGGGTTTGATGTTGGTATTGTTGTTGCGTCGGACTTCAACGATTCAATGGAAAATGTGCATGTAACTGATTGCATTAAGGGCGTTGTTGAACGCCCTGTTTTTCATGGAAACACGGTCAACGACTTGAAATACCGAACAGAATACATTGAACTTGTAAAGTCCATTAAAAACCATCAAACCCTAACAAAACGACAAAAAAAACGATTGATATTAAAATCAAAATACCTCCTTGCCTTATCTAAAGAAATGGATATGGAATCAGCCCTGGCTTATGCACTACGTAAACTCAATGAGAGCTTGTAGCGTTGTATTTTTTAAATTGTTAACCCGACAGCTTTAGCCCAAGCAGTCCACTGAGTGGCAGCTTTTGTAATTTCACCATCTGTCAACGCAACAGTGTGTAAAGCAGAAAATCGGTGAATCCCTGCGTTCGTTAGATCAGTCTGATAACTACCGCCGATACGCAGTTTTGCCCCTAAATCCGCCGGGTCGCCCATATCTGTTGTTTTCTCTGCTGACAGAGCTTTGTTCAGGATTTGAAAGTCCATTTTTTGTCCCGATTTAAAACGCGCGCACACTAAATAGTTTGTGTTTGCCAGCAACCCACCGAGCGCGACTGTACGCTGCGTCGACGTGCTACCGTTGAGAGTGTTTACCGAAAAGTTCAGGGTCATGCTGGTAGATCCAGGCTGCGTTCTGAGCACTACGCCCTGCGTGGTTCCTGAGCCAGATTGCCGGGGCCCGTTAAAATTGCTGAGCAGCAGAATCTGTGAAAGGGTCGGACAGTTGAAGATTGTGAAAAAAGTAAAGTCCAGAGGCTGAAGAATACCCGTATCAAGCAATGTGCCTGCAGGCGTAAACTGGACGCCATTTTCCTGCACAACAGGCGAACCCAGTACCGTTGCAGCTACCCCATCCGGTGCGAGATTCCGACCAGTTTTATCTGCCTCTCCATAAAAATTCAAATATTTCAGGCCACGGCGAACGAGCGGGTCAAAACCCAGGCCTTTATCACCAAAATAACCCGGAACAATAATACGCGAACCCATAATATGTTTTCCTTAAATAGCGATTGCCTGGCGACGAAATGCCACACAGGGGTTATTCAGTGGGTATGGACGGTTTACCAGCTCTGGAATATTTGATTCCGGATATTGCCCCGTCCCTTCATGAAATTCGTAATTCGCAACAGCGACCGTTGTGTCGCTGTCAAACAGATTTCCGTTACCGTTACTTCCGGTCTGGCTGGCGTACCATAGATAAACATCGCCGGTCGTTTCACGCCCCAGCGTAATATCGACTACGGTATCGGCTACAATTTCGACACGCGTCACAGGAACGTCCCCGGCATCGTCAGTGACTCTGAATCCTTTTGCGGCATACGTCGTCGGAGATGAACCCACGTAGCATGATCGAAACTGAAGCGGCGGGCTCCACACCAGGAAATCCGCACGCAGGAATGTTCCGCTCAGCGTGACTGACAGGGGTTGCAGTGGACGCCAGTTCTGGCGACGATCAATTGCACGATGGAGCACTTTTCCGAACTGCATTCCCAGCCAGCGGTAGCCGTTCGCGTCAAGATGGCCACCCTTGTCGGTGACAGCATACGCCGGTGATGCCATCATTACGTTTGCATCTGCTGCACAGATATCGAGCTGAGCCTCGCCAATGCTCATATTCGTGCTGTCGCGCGTCCAGCTGCCGCTGGTCTGATACAGCACAGTCAGGGGGGGCTCTGTCTGCCCGGTGATAGCGGTAGTATCGGTAATGACATCATCAATGAGCTTTCTCAGGAGTGCTCTGTATTCTGCGCGGTCTGTCGCCCCTCCTTTTGTGCTGTCATAGTTATATTCATTGCCAAGATATAAAAAACCAACCACGCCGCAGGTTTTACCTTCGGTATCAGCAATGGCTTTAATCTGGGTAACGGCTGAAATGATCCGGTTGTAGAATCCCCAGGAATGGCCTTTAGAGAGGTGTTCAATAATCTGCCCGCCAACACCGCAGTTGACAGCCACAATTTTGCGCTCATCCGTTGCCAGCCCCCGGAACTGTAACTGCATTTCCCGCCACATCCACATCGCGCCGATATCGACGGTTTCACCGAAATTGTTAGCACCGCGAGGCAGCGCAGCCACGGCCTCATCAGTCATGAGGTTTCCGCCATCAGGAGGGGCGATTAAATCCTGCACTACTGCACGGGCTGGTCTGATTTCAGCTCCGTTAAGCGGCGTAAACGTCGAGCCGTTCTCATTTTTTGGCCGGACGGAGTCACCGAGCATATTAATGTTCAGAGTAGCGCGAATGTCCTTGCTCAGTGCAGCCCATCCCTCATTCCCGTTACTCAGCGACTGGCCGTCTGTGATCAGAATATTGTAATCGTAAACCGGCCGAGCAATACGCGTATTAATTTCGTCTCGTGCGGCAGCAGCAGCGGCAAGATTTGCTGCATTTCTGCGTGAAATGTCATCTACCCCATCGTTATTCTGATCGCTTTGCTCACCATTGAGATTCATCAGGACAAATCCCACACTGTCGCGAAATACAAAACCAGAAATATCCGCGTCAGATTCAGCACTGAATGCCTCAGTCACCAATCGCTGCTGCTCAACGACAGGCTGAACACTGTCAACAGAGCTGAGCAGAGGAGTCCCTATTTGCTGAATAACGAATCCGACGCTATCCCGGAATACAAAACCATCAATAAACTCATCATACTCAGCCGTCATCGCATTGCTCTGAATTGCATTCAGGCCGAATGCCGCCAGACGAAACCCCGCCTCATCATTAAGTGTCAGTAAAGGAGAATCAGCATCATCAGTAGCAATGACAGATGAGATATAGTCAAGAACTGCCTGGATGGCCGCTTGAGAAGGCATTTTCCGCCCGGTAGGCTGCAGCGTCCCGCCAACGTTCATGACCTCAATCGCGAGGGCGCTGTCGTCCGGGCTGCGGTAATACGTGGTGCTCCCCTCGGGGATATTCGCGATATCCGCCTGCGCCGCCGCCAGCGTCGCGTACTGCTTACTGAGCGGGATCAGGTTCTGCCTGATCTCGTCGTTTTTCGCCATCATCTGGCGCCACGTATCCAGCGGTTCACCGCCGCGGTCGTTAACCGTTCCGGCCGGACCGTTCACCAGTTCGTCAGCGCGCTTGACGTTATCCAGGAAAATTTCAGGCGTCGTCGTTCCCAAAGGCGGGTTAAGTTCGGCCATTTTTTGCTCCAAAAAAGGCGTTCGCCCAAACGAGGGTTTGAGCGAAAAGAGTTAATTAGGGGGTGTTATGGGGTATTACGCGACGTCGCCGGGGTATGTAGCGTCGTCGTAGGCATAGAACGATTCGAGGTATTCTTTAGCGGTGACCTGACAGGTTCCGTCTGACTGCGGAGCGATCTCCTCTACAATGGCGTCGTAGACATGGCGCGTTGAGCCGCAGAACACCAGGCGGATCGGCTCAATGGTTGCCGACGACAGGTCAACCTTCATCGGATCATCAAACTCGCTCAGGTGCGGGACTGACAGCTGAAAATCATCCACCCTGCTTGCCACCATCAGCCCGGATGCAGAGCCATCCTGATAGCGGATCAGCGCGCGGGGATTTTCGTAAGACCAGTCCAGCGGCTCCGTGACGGTGAACGTTGTCACGCCACCAGCCGTTGTCATCGCCTCCACCAGACAGGAAATCGTGTTGTTACCCGGAATATCATCCGTCAGCACAATGCGATCGCCAGTGTTGTAGCACAGCGCGTCCAGCTCGGTAGTGGTCTGGAACGTCACCCGCTGCTGCAGATATTTCATCAGGCGACGCATTCCGATTTGGTAGGCGTGATCCTGATTCAGTACCCCATCGAGTTTGTAGTTCTCGATTTTCACCGGTGTGGGATTATCAGGCGTCCGGCATTTAACGGTCTCCTCTGCCCAGGTAGTCCCGTTGATGTACGTCACGTCGACACCATCAAAATCATCATCTGAGGGCACGGTAAATCCGCTCTGCAGCTCCTCCACCATCTCATGCGGAGTGATCACACCGGTCCATGGCTTAATCCCCTCACGGTTGACCGTCGCCAGGCCATCGCTTAACAGGAAGCGGGACTTGCCAGCATTGGCTATCTTCTGCAGCATTTCCAGCGCTGAGATACTGTCGCCGGTAGCGAAATCGAAATACTCTCCCCGTGGCGTCCAGTACGCAGACTCCAGCGCGTTGATGGTGTCGGCATCCATCTCCAGCCCAAGCGAGTTCCCGACATGCAGCAGCGCCCCCGAAATGGTTCTGGCCGTTCCTGAGTCATAGGCGCGCGTGGCCACAACGTTAACGCGACGGTCTGACTGCGCCGCCAGCTTCCCGCCCGTCTCAACGGTCACCGCCATCAGCGACACGCCGGGATAGGATGAAGGGCGCGTCAGCAGTCGCCCGCGCAGCGCCTGCCAGTACATACTGTCCCGCGCGTTGTTTGAGCCCTGCTCATTGCGCCGACGGCAGCGAACCTCTACCAGCCCTGGTGAGCTGAGGGTGATCCGCTCAGTGAATCCCAGCCCGTTGACGTTTTTAAGCGCATACTCGCCCTGGTGACTCACCCACCCCGATCCGGAACCGTAGACGCGATACTGAATCTCCCACTCAACATGCCGAAGCCGCTTTTTCCCCTTGCTGTCAAAGCCACAGATGCCGTTCGGGAAGGAGAAATTCACCTCGAACATATCGACGGTCTCATTTTCAGGGCAAACCAGGAATGGTCCCAGCCAGCTCAGCGTGTCGTTAAGACCAGTAGCCTCATAGTCGATCATCGTCCTGGCGGTGAAACCCGGCCATGACTCATCAACGGCACCGTTAACCAGGCGTGCCACCGTCGCCGTCGTGCCGTCGGCTGAGACAATGCGGTACTCATTCCCGCGGTGAGCAAGTGAAAGCCGTTGCACCCCCTCCGGCATGCCGGAAAAGGCCGTTCCCGTGGCAGAGTTATAGGCGAGTGTCACATTCGCCGTTACCGCCGGGCTGCCGCCGGTTGATGCCGTGCCGGAGGTGTAAACCGGGGCATCACCGAAAACAGCTGCAGGCAGTGAAGAGGACGTGATCGCCCCACCCGCGAACGGACTGGCCGCCTCAGTTATTAGTACGGTGCCGCCGTTGTCCTGCGCAACCAGGCCGGAGCCGGTGAGTCCCTCGGTGATGGCCGCCAGCAGTCCCGACATCGAGACATAGTTAGCCACCAGCGACACCGGGTAGGTAATCCCCTGCCAGGTGATCGTGAACGTGCTGGAGCTGGTCGAAAAGTCGTAGGTGGTCGGGGCCGCACTGGCCTGGAGTTTTGCCGCACTCCCCCCGGTGCCGGGCACTGCAGCCTGACCGGGGGTATATGACGCGATAAACAGATCGTAATCGACAGAGTTAAACCCCAGCGTCACCGGCATACCAACCACCGGCGCGATCTCCGTCAGTAGCGGGCTGGCGATAACGCTGTATCCGGCCGCCGAAGTGATCTGGTAGTTCGCCGGGGCTTTAAGTTCGACCACGGCGCCAGCGACCCAGCTGGGCGGCAGCGCGTTATCGTTCTCGTCATTATCGTCATCATCATCCGTATCCAGCCCGGTAAACGTTACGCTCGAACCGGATACGGTCATACTGTCTGCGATAATGTCGTCTGCGTCCGGCGACGTCTGGGCCATATCCAGCCCGGTGCCGGATGACGTCCCGCCCACTTCGGTGGAATTGACCCAGTTTTCGCTGCGCTCATCACCGGAAACGTCCGCGCCTGGCGGGTAATGGGTGCTGCTGAATCCCGGTAGCGTTGAAGCTGGCGTACTGCCAACCCGGATATCGCCATTGGTATAAATCAGATCACCGACACCGAGACACAGCAGCATCTGGACGCGCATTTTCGTAGGATCGGCGGCATCAAACCGGGTAACGGGCTGCACGACATAATCCGGATAAATACGCACGCGCCCAAAAACTTCACGAATCGCATCACCCAGTTTCGCGCTGTTTCCTTTAGCGGGGTTCAGGTCGAGGCTTCGACCTGTGGATGACATATAGCCGCCGGCATCAATGTTACTCATCATGAACAATGAATAAGCCGCAGATGCGACGGCAATGCCCACTCCTATCCAGGCAATTGTCGCGGCCTCAAGCCCGAAAGGCACCGGATAAAGCCGGACATCACTATCAGGGTGGATCACGAAAATAGCCCATTCGCCTGGCGGAATTGACTGCCCCTCAACCTCAACGGTCAGCGGTGGGACATCCCGATCCTCGTAGCCTTCAACATTTGCCACCAGCCAGTTACGAATACTGGTTACACCATGCTCATGCGTTTCGAGTGGTTCTCCGGGAAGCCGGGACGGATAAAAACGAATGGTCATTGCCAGAACTCCACTTTGACAAATCGGCGCTTAAACCGCGGCAACGGCAGAAAGGTGACGTTCGTTCCCGGATTGCATTCCGCCACATGCAGCAGACCATCGATACTGACCACGATCCCAACGTGGGTGACGGTTGACCCGGAATAGCAAGCCACTCCGGCACCTTCACAGGGATCACAACGTTTCAGCGAAAGCATCAGCTTTCTCGCTTCCCGGTCGAGTCCGCCGTCGTCTTTGGTTACCCCGGCAAAATCGGGCCAGACGGGTAAATTCAGATCGCGGCGTATCTCGTTCACAATGCCGAAACAGTCGAGCTGCGGGTATACGCGCCCGCCCTTCTGCCATTTAACAGAACGGTATTTATCAGGGTTAAACATTGGGATTCCTTAGCTGATATAACGCAGTCCGGGGAATACAGGGAGCGTGTAGCGGTATCGCGGCCAGGCGGTATCGAGGATATTCATGTAGCCCGCAGTGATCTGCACCTCTGTCGCCGTCCAGGAGCCCGACTTGATTTTCAGCGTATACGGCACTTCCGCAGGGGCCGCTAAATCCGTGGAGATATAACGCCGGTACGTCAGCGATGCAGGCAATCTGTTAGCCAGGGCATTGCGGATCGCCGTGGACACAACACCATCGATATTGCACAGGGCAAATTTCAAATCTTGCGTACCGTCCGCATTGCGCGCCGGCAGCGCAATGTCTATCGCACAGGCGGTAAACGTTACGGTATCGCCGTTCTCCGTCGTTGCTGTGATGTTGTCGTAGCCCTGACACAGGTAGTGAATATCTGAGCCAATGGTGATCTGCAGCGTTTCAATGATCACCTCCGGGCCGCTGCTGGCGTAGAGGCGTTTAATCTGCGTCATGCTTCGGCCACTCCTTATTCAGCGCAATATCCAGCAACGAACTTCCGACGATCCATTCCGGGTAATGCCCCCATCCAGACGGTGGCAATGGGCGCTCCCAGAGTTCTACTGGCGCGGTATATCTCCAGTAAAATCCGCCTTCTGGCGTGGGGCCTTTATAAATATCCGTGAAACGACACACGTAATTTTTCAGCCCTACAGGCGTTAATAACGGTATGTTGAACCACGCCGCCCCATCTGATAACTCATCCCGAAACCACGCCTCAAAAGCCTGGGCCTGGGCGTCAGAAAAAAGCCAGGCCAGATCTGTTTGGGTTGGTGTCGAAGTATAGGCACGCCGCTGTCGTGCCCGGCCAGTTACCATCTGAGTCCGTTTCAGAGGAGATACAGGAGTTAAACCAAAACTCTCTTTAAGCGGTCCAGGCAGGTAAGCGGAAGGGTAATAAAGCGTTGTGGTGATAGCCATCAGCTAATTTTCCTCCCCGAGGTAGTTTTCCCCATCAAGGCCTTATGCAAATCACCCTGACCGCTTGCGACTGAGTTAACCGCCTTCCGGTATCCCCTTTCTGCCCCCTCATCTGCAGCTTTACGGACCAGCGCCAACGTTGCATCGGAAGGGTTACCATTGATGGGGATAGTGATCGTGGGAGAATAAATAGTTCCACCACCGGTTGCCTGGTTTGCTACTCGATCCAGAGTGGCATCCAGTTTGGCACTGGTCGCTGCGGTGGTCACCCGCTCTCCTTTTTGAAGCAACCAAGTACCAGTTTCAGGAACTGCATCAATCCCATCGTGGGCCATGCCAGAAAGGGAAGCGGCAGAAATAGCAGCAACCATAGGTTCTGTTATAGCCGCTGCAGCAGCCATCGCGGCTGGAGCTAATCCCGGTCCGACAATTGGGATTGCTGCAGTTGATGCGAAAGCAGCAAGTTGTGCCTGTAAGGCTGTAGCCTGAGCATTAGCGATCATTGAAGGAATAGCAGAGGCTTGGGCACTTTTATTAACCAGCATCTGAACACCTTGATACACGATCCATTGTGCAGCCATATCAACCAGAGCTTTTATCACTGACTTCCCGAGGTCTGAAAAGATTCCTTTTATTGCTTCACCCATTGATTCAGTACCGCTGATAACATCGTATAAATGTTCGGAAATGGAATCAGTTGCAGAACCTAATATTGATGTCATTGCATCAGCCGCTTGCTGATAATAATCAGTTGAACTATCCGAGAAATCAGATAATGCACTTGATATGCCCGACTCCCAGTCATTACGTAAACCATCAGACTCATGATAATAATTTTCTTGAATCTGCAGTCGCTCTTCAAGTGCCGATTTTAACGCATCGGTTTCAGACTCATAAAGTGACTTGGTAATATCACCAGATTGATACTGTTTTAATAAATCCGCTTGTTTATATTCAAAGTCCTGTTGAATGTTGTTTAATTCACGCATTCGGCTACGGTCTTTTAATCTCAATGATCGGCCAGCCAGATCATTGTCATACCCTTGCCTTATTGTTTTATTCTGCCTATCAAGACCAGAAACAAATTCAGCTAACTTTGCGTTTTCCTGATTTAGCCGTAACTCTTCTTTTTTTGAGTCAATGATTTTAGCCGCATACCGGAGTTGCTCTTTTTGCGCTTCTGATAATACTTTTAAGTTACCACTGGTAATATCAAAGTTTACTTTTTCTAGCTCTGTTACTTCTGCAGTTTTTTTGCCTGTTGTCTCAATAAGTGCTGCTTGCTTTTGCAGATCAAGAAGCCTGCTTTTAAAAGCATTGTCGGTTGGATTGCTTTTTGTAGTTATTTTCTGATTTGATTCACCTTTTCCTAATTTATAATTATTATCAGTTGGCGACAATCCCATATCAGAAAGGAGTGATGATAACCCTTTGGCTCCTCTTTCGACTTCCTCGGGGGTCATGCTTGACTTAATCGCCCGAAGAAATTGAAGACGTTTAGATAAAAACTCTAATTCATCCCTTTGCTCCTTACTGTGGTCACCTCGCTTGTTAAGAAACTCAATGCGCTGTGCAATGTCACTTTCATCAGCAGCATTATAATTGCCAGATACAGCACCTATCCGCGAACGTGTATAGGTAGCAATAGCCCCCAAACCACCAGCAATACGACCTACGACACCGGCAAGGCTTATAGCTTCACCAACCAGGTCTGATAACCCCTGAAGAATAGCAGGGTCGGTGAAAACATCACGAATGTCATCGAGCCCATCCTGCAATGGCGAAAGGTCCACCGTAGCCAGCCCCGAGGCAATTTCCATTTTAAGACCACGGGCACTAGTCTCTATATCCTGAAAAAACTGATTAACCTTAACGAGGTTATCAATATCTTCTTGCGGCGGTGCGACACCAAAATTCTTTGATAGCTGGATGAACTGCCTCAGCTTCTCATTGTTATTATCAAACAACGGCAGCATTTTTGACAGGTCATTTCCCAAGCTTTCAAGAATATTTGTTTTACCTGCCTGAGAAGGTATCTTTTGTAAAGCTGAACTAATAGCCAGCAACTGCTTATCAGGGGATTGCTGGGACAGTTTCTCAGCCGAAAGTCCGAGTGTATCTAATGCCTGAGCGGCCTCACCTGATTTGTTCAGTACCGCATCGCCAACTTTATCATTAATGTCTTTAAATATATCTGCAATATTATCGCCGGTAAGCCCAGCTTGTTCAGCTGCATATTGCCATGCAAGTAAGTCCTGAGTGGACATTTTAAGAGATTTTGCCCAGCGGTCAGCCTCTGTTACCTGCTGTGCTGTATTTTTCACAACTGCCAAACCTGCGGCACCAATCCCTACAGCCGCAGTGGCAGCTGCTGCGCCAATTGCAACAATAGAAGCACCAACTTCTTTGGCGTCTTTTTTTACTTGGGCACTCCATTTTTGCGAGGCTCTTTCAGCCTTATCCATTCCCTGAACAAATCCACCAACCTTTGCGATAAGGTCAATTGTTAATGTACCAAGGGACTTGCCAGCCATCATATTTCTCCGAGGAATAAAAAACCCGCCAAAGCGGGTTTATATTTATCAGAACTTATTCTGTTTCGGTGGCTTGCTTATTTTGCAGTCGGAGACTTCAGAGTGAGTAGTATTACTCATCTCGCTGTAAGTAGTTCTCTTCAAAACAAGTGTTGCTCTATCAACTGAATAAGTTTGCTTATATTTTTTCGAATCCTTACGCCACGTTACCTCAGATGGCCCAAATGCAGCGGGAGCTGTAAAATTTAATCCGCTTCCCATAGATGGCGACTGAAGAGATGCTGAACCATTGTTTTGGTCAAGCACAACTATAAGATCAGGCGCTCTTTCATCTAAATAAGGGCAAGATAAATAAGTAATTTTTGCAGTTGCAAGACTTGAAAAGCCTATTAAAGAAATGCACAACCCTAGTAAAAGATTCTTCATTGAGAGACCTCACAGACTCATTTCCGTTTGAGTGCCCAACAATACAATAAACCTAAGACTAGACCCAACTTTTCATAGCTTCTTCCAGAGATAGCGGCTCTTCGTTGATGTGCGGCGCAAAGTCACTAAGCTTGAACGGTGGCGCGTTCTTTACCTTATTGATGTTAGCCAGGACAGAAGCCACCAGCGAAGCCCCCCACTCGGTTCGCATCATGACGTTAAGCTGACCATACTTATTACGGTACTTGACCCACACCTGAAACTCACGAAGGCTCATTCGCTCCTGAGCCTCCGCAATGGTCCGCCCACCGATGCCGTTCATGACTAACTCACACCAGAACTCGTCTTCTCCTGTGAGTTCGTAGTCTTTCCCAGATCGTTGACTTCCTGGATGACGGCCAGCAAAGCAATAACGATTGGCCCATCGAGCGCGCCACGGTCTTCAGATGCAGTTCCGAGAATGTCTGCCTCAGTAAAGATTTGCTTCCCTTCCTCATCGCAAATATGGGCAGCAATACGTCCAGCCACCGGATCAGATTTTCCGTTGTACGCCAGCAGTTCAGCTTTAGTGGTGTGGTAGCCCATCGGGCGCACATAGACGGTTGCGATATGCTCTTTCCCGTCACGGCCTTTCCACTTAATTTCTTTTTCCACGGGACGCCCGGTAAAAGCACCGGTTTCTTTTAACGTATCGAGAGTAAGTTGCATTTCAGCTCCTGAATAGAAAAGCCCGGATAACCGGGCATATTAATTACGCTGCGGCCTTGGGCACCCATACGGAAGAGCCAGACCGCTGGATCGTGGCGGAGGTCGTCACAACAGCGTTACCCTGAAAATCAAACGGGAAGTCGGAAACGTAACCCTGGAAAATGAACCAGGTGCGATCCGATGGCAGCACCAGACCATCAACAGCATCCTCAGCGCCAGAGGCGGCGGCTGTCGGGACACTGGTTCCATCTGACCAGCCAACCGCAAAAGTTAACGGCGTCTGGTCATTCGCTTCAGCGAGGCCATGCAACATAATGTGGCTTGCGTTCGCCGGATCGGCGTTCAGCCCGACGGTAGCGGCCGCAGGCGTTTTAAGCCCCTTTTTGTAGGTTCTGGAATCCCGCTCACTCAGACAGGTATCTTCAATCTGATCGGCAGGGTTGCCGCCGGGGTTGAAACTGGTGATGCATTCAACCTCGCTGACCACGCCAGACTTGAGCACAAAAAACTGCGTGCCTTGCGTTAATACAGACATGTTTTGTCTCCATAAAAGAAAAACCCGCACAAGGCGGGTCAGTTTGGGGTTGTTGGTTATCTGGGCGTTATCCAGTCAACATCGAAGGAATAGCGGTATCGCATTGTTTCAGGATCGCGGCTTTGTTCACCCCATCGGGTGATATAGGCCTTGCCCTCAATCGCGTCGCGTAAAGCACGGGCAATGGCGATCACGTCGGTGTCAGTATCACCATAGACATCAACCTGCAGAGAATAGTGATCTGCATCTGGCCGCTGGTTTAGATAATTTTCAGGTGAGCCGCCTATGTTTTGCCAGACTGCATAGGGGTAAACGATATTATCGTCCTGCATACCGAACGGATAAAGCCGCACGGGATTAGAACCTAACAAATCCATGACTGCCTGGCTGGCTGCGCAAACTGCAAATATTGGAGCAATCATACCGGAGTTCCTTTTTTAGCTGCTCGACGCACAGCTCGATCGATAGACTTTTCCAGCTCCAAAGCAAAAACGTTAATCACGTCGGCATCGACCCCATTCAGTGCAGGCCTAATTATTGGCCTCGCTGCAGCATGTTCTGTGCCGAACTCCAGGAATCGCCAGTACCAGGTATCCCCGCCGGGATTACCTTCATCTCCGGCAGTGTTATAACTTTTACCCGCCCTGCCTTTTCGGACGTTGGCCTTTGTATTGGCGTATTGCCTGGCGCCGCCCATCACCCCGACACGAAACGTTGGATCGCCGGTTCTGCGAAACGCCTTGCTGCTGAAGCTGACCACAATGTTTTTGTAGATAGCCTCTTTGGTGAGAGGATCATCAATCCGCGCGGCATTATTGCGCGCTCTGTTCCTGATTACGTTTGCCGCTTTACGCAGCGCTGCACGACCGGATTTATCGCGAGTGACCTGTGAGACGGCATCCAGTTTCCCCAGGACTGAATCGAGGCCGGTCAGATTTACTTCTACACCATCAGCCATCGTTAGCTCCATCTGAACAAGGCAGTGTCAGGTATTCCCTGCCACTCCGGGGGTCAGGTAAAACGCCCTCAATGTTGTAGAAGCGGCCACGAAACAGGATCCGATGTTTGCGGGTGACACCCTCACGGTAACGCATCGTTATCCGTGTGGTAACTTCGCCCTGAGAAGCCTGGGCGGCGATAAACTCACGTGCGGATAAAGGAGCGACTTCGGCCCAAAGGGTTGCGACATCGCGCCAAGTATTAATCACGGCTCCCGTTGTCGGGTTCTGTTCTTTTACTGGCTCCTGCAGGGTGATCCTGTGACGCAATTTTCCGGCCTGCATATCACCCCCTCGTTCTTTGACTCAGGTAAACGGGGCGATCATCACCCAGTGAAGTGATTTCAATATCGTCATCTGCAGCCAGCGACTGGATAATTACATCGGACAGGGCGACGTTAGATTCAGCCAGGCGGTTTATCGCTTCCGTCTGCTCTCTCTGTGCTGCTGTTTGTTCTCTCAGCGCTGCTATCAGCGCGTTTACCAGTTGCTCGTTCATAGGCTATTTTCGTCCACTTTTTTAACCATTCACGCCGACGGAGACTCCCTTCACAGGCCATAAATCACCTCAAAGTGGGATATATCGGTAGGGTTCAAGCAACGAAGTGAAGCCGAAGGGAATACTCATTTTATTTACATCGGAAGCTTCTTCCCTGCTGTTGAACCAATGCCCAACAAGAAGCATCAGCGCCAGGAGGATATCGTCAGCAATTTTTAACCCGTCTGGATCGGTATCAGGCACAGAGTCTTCATACAGTTTCCGATTAATGAAGTTCTCTGCGCGACGCCGAGCAGCTGTGAAATACAGCGTCAGCAGTTCATCTTCGGTTGCATCGTCAATATCGATCCGACACTGCGCCCGCAACATCTCAATCGTTGTGCTCATGTATTTTCCCTGGCCCGCAGCGAACTGCGGGCATAAAAAAACCGCCGGAGCGGTGGAGGTTGAAGCTGATTATTGCCTTAGCCGCCAGATGCCGGTTTACCCACCAGCGCCTTAATCGCGCCGGTATCTTCCAGTACGCAGTCGAAGCGGTGGAAGGCCAGGAAGCCAGTCTGATCGTACTCTGCGTAACGCTCAACCAGCCGTTTCAGGGTCATGTAAGTGACGCGACGAACGATAAAGCGGTTAAAATCGCCGAAGTAGGCAAATTTGGCACCAGCCGCGATATCAGGAATAGCCTGGTCAACGACATACGGCACCTGCAGAACAGTAGCAGGTGCGCCACCGATAATGTTCGGTAACCAGAGCGGGCGGCCCTGTCCGTCCTCCATTTCCTCCACCAGCTGCAACGTTGCATCGTTAAAGGCCCAGCGCACCTTTGGACCGTTACGGTATGCCGGGTCGACAGAGTGCTTCAGTGCGTTCAGCTCTTTCCAGGTAAAGGTGGTCGCTGCTGCGGTATTTTTGGTGCCAGTTACCGACGCAGCCAGCCCTTTAGGCTGCAGCGGGGTGCCGGTGCCGGTCCCTAATACCAGATACTTCGCTTCACCACGTCCGATGCGAGTGGCGATACGCGCGGCCAGGAACGCCTCGATATCTACGCCGCTGTCCTGGAGCAGTTCATTGGATACGCGAATGATTTTAGAGGACAGTTTTTTAGCCCCCAGCGTTGCACCGCCGAAAGACACGTCTTCTTCACTGGTTTCAGTGTTTTCGCCCAGCAGTTCACCTTCTTCAGTGGTACCGTCAGAGGTTGCCCAGTCAATGTCCTGGCCGTTGGCGGTATTCAGAATTTGCGCCACACTGGCAATTCCACCGTAATCTTTCAGTGCTTCGACGATCTTATTTCGGAACTGGGTTGGTACGGTGTAACCCCCTTTTTCATCCGGCGTCGTGCCCTGAGCACGCAGCTCCTTGAAAGCCTGGCGTTCTTCAGCGCTCATCTCGCCAAGACCACGGCGCAAAAACGCATTAAACGCCGCAGCACGGCGTTCGTTAGCCTGTGCTTCCGCGTTTGCTGGATCACGATTCTGCTGCTGGCGCTGTTCCGGCTCGTTTTCGTGGATATAGTCCTGATCCTGGCGGCGCAGTTCCTCTTCGCGTGCAATACGCTCATCAAGAGCGTCAAGCTCCGATTTTGCAGCGTTCCACTGAGTACGCTGCTCATCGGTCCAGGGTGTATCGCCAATTTTGTCATGCAGGGCACGCATATCTTTGGCGATGATGTTACGTTTTTGCTTCATTTCATGCAGTTTCATGATTTTTCCTTACGTGTTAAGAAGGGTCAGCAGGCGCTCACGCGCCATTCGTTGATTAATGGCGTTCTTTAGCGCACCGCTGTCGCGCGCCTCCTGCCAGGCTTTCATCGATCGGACGCCGGAGTCGGCCTCCTGATATGCGGGATAAGTCACCGGACTGACATCAAACAGCCGGGAAAACTTCGATATTTCACGAATAACGATCCCTTCATCGTCCTGGTACCAATCTTCACCGTCATGGGATACCCGGAAGGCAAAAGATGACTGGTTAATGTCACCGCGCATCATCGGCGCCAGCACCAGATCGCGGATAGTTTGCGTATCCGGCGCTATAATGTCGTAACGCAGGCCGCGCTCATCGACAGACAGGGATAGCGTCCCGGCAGCGCTCCGTCCCAGAATAAAGTTGGGGTCATGGTTAAACAGCCCGCGAACATCATCATTCAGCACATCGTCAAATGCTCCGGGCTTGATGATTTCACGGAATCCCCACAGGGGTTCAGAACGGCTGTTGAACACCGAGCCATAGCCCAGAATGCGGGTAGGTTCATCGGTGCGTTGCTCGGCTCTGACCTCCCCGCTGTAACAGCGCGTTTCACGGTCATTCATTGGGCTTTTCCTCGTCGGTTTTAGGTGCCTTAAAATCGTCTGCGGGGTTCGCGGCGTTAACGCTCACCAGCATTTCATCCAGGCCATCTACCGGATTCATGTCTTCGAAGGCTCGCGCTTCATTGCGGCTCATCCAGCCATCAGTGATCGCAAAGTGGTAGAACTGAGCACGTTCCTGCGGGGTCCCGCGTAGCAGGCCTGTCAGGTTAAACCTGACGTAATACCCGGCGGCCAGTTCAGCACGGGTGAACAGGCGGCGATTGAGTTCCTGTTCCCAGTTCGTTACCCACGGCATGATCGTGTAGCGGACAAACTGAATGGCCTGTTGCGTAATATTTGAGAAAGTGGCTTTTTCGAGATCGTTAATCATGTGCGCCGGTACATTAAATATCCCGGCAATCATCGACCGATTCAGCTTCGACATATCAATGATCTGGGCATCAACCGGGGAAACGGTGAGCGCTTTGTAATCCAGCTCTGCCGGGAGAAGCATTGTTTTATTCTCCTGGCTGCGCAAAGCAGCTGTAGCTTTTTGCCACATGCTTTTTAAACGCCCCCAGCTTTCTTCATTCAGCTGGCTTTTCACCGAAATAATGCCAGCGGGTCGCGCATTACCGTTGAAGAATGAACTGGTATAAGCCTGTCCGCTCATCCCCATGCCTATCGTCTCGGCATGCTGCATAATTGGGCTAAGCCCCATTTTCTGGTTGTTACCCAGCGCCCTGATATGCACCATATCGTCGGGATTGACGGCAAACGCCCCCTCTTCGTTGTAAACGCCATAGGTATACCGACCACCCGTGTTAAGCAGTGTCGTTTCCCAGGGCATGCAGCATTCCAGCCCGGAAACTTCACCACGACGTGAACGCTTCACCCAGGTGTAACCATTCCCCCAGCCCAAAATATGACGCTGTTTTAACTCACGCCACTTATAGCTGGTCTGCCACATATTCGGCTCATCGTGAACCAGGTAAAACACAGGGTGATCGCGGGCAGCTTCAACCTTGTTATTGGTTTTCCGCATAACATGCAGCGGCATCTGAGCGATATTCGAAGAGATAACGTAAATACAGGCATACACCGCAGCCAGCTTCATCGCCGTTTGCGGGCTGACAAATACATCTCGGGCAAACACGTTATCGGTTTCAGCCGATTCACTCGTGATCGGCGTGGCCGGATTTTCCAGTGGTTCACTGCGAAAAAGAGCATCAAGCAGCATTATTCCCCCTCATTGCCGCTAACAGCGCATAAATGAGTAGCAGGGTTCCCGACATCATCAGAGACATCGCCAGACCGAACTGGAGATACACGCCTGCAGCAAGCGAACCGAACCCGGTAAGCCCGATAACATCAGTGATTAGAGTTTTCATAGAAGTAAAAGGTCTTCGTCAGGATCGATAGTGGACAGGAAGTCAACTTCACCACCACCGTTAACAAGCAAGCGACTCATCGCAATAAACATCGCGACAGGGCCGTCAATTTTGTTTTCAGGCGTGGCCTTGTTGGGGAAAATATTCTCGTTTTTGTCTGTTTTGACGGTGACGTTTGACATCATCCATGTCATCACCGGATTGCCATCGTGATGAAAACGCCCGGCGTAAATTTTCGCCTCGACTTCCTTCATTGCTTCAGACAGGTTTTTAACCGTCTGAGGGACTTCAACAATCGGTACGCCTTCAGCTGCTACCGACAAAGCAAACTGAGTGGCACTCCACGGATCGTATGCGAACTCGTTCAGCGAGTCGCCTCGAGCCCATTCGATCGTTTCCTCTTTAATTACTGCATGGTCGACGACATCACCATCGGTAAACTCAAGGAATCCAGCGAGATTCCATTTTCTGTATAGGTCTGCCTGCTGTTTAGAACAGGCTTCCAGCCGACCTTCAGGTATCCAGAATCTGGAGCGGACATAGACATCACCATTTGGAGCAAGCCAGACTTTAACAGCAGCTGAAATATCAATTTTGTTGGAAAGGTCAACGCCGAGCCACATTGACCAGTTGGCCGAAGTGGAGCCGTCCCAGTCGTCACGGCATTTTTCCCAGCGCGCCATATCCATCCATGCTTTTTCACCCTGCACCCAGATATTGAGGTGCTTGGTAAAAAAACCGACACGCGCCGCTACCTGCTCTTTCGCCTTTTTTGCCAGGCGGCGCATATCGTCCCAACGCTTACATATCCCCAGGCCGGGATTTGCTTTCGGCCAGTTTGCCTCGTCGAAAGGATCGTCCCCCTCATCCAGGGTATAAATCAGCGCAAAATAGCTGTCATCCTTAATTGAAAGCGGGTCAGGGTTATCAAAGTTCTTCAGAACCTTGATTGCATAATCACGTTGCTCGTAGCAGATACCTTCTTTATTAAAACCCGCTGTAGTGATTGCAAAGATAAGGGACTGCAGGCGCGCACCGGTCGCTGTTTCCAGAACTTCCCAGACGTCACGGGTTTTATGTGCGTGCAGCTCATCAACGATCCCGCAGTGAATATTAAGGCCGTCGAGGTTATTCGCATCACTGGCTACAGGTTCGAATTTTGAACCCGTCCGCTCCTGGTGAATATTCAACTTGTTACTACCAAACAACCGGCCCAGTGTTTTCGGAGCCAGCTTAATCATGCGCTTCGCATCATCAAACACGATGCGGGCCTGATCCCTGGTTGTTGCTGCGGAATAAACCTCAGAACCACCCTCACCGTCGGCACCAGTCATATAAAGCCCGATGCCAGAGGAAAGCGTTGATTTTGCATTTTTACGCGCTACTTCGTCATAGGCGGTACGAAAGCGACGCACAAACATGGGGTCGCCATCGTCGTCAAGAATGCTCTCAAACGTTATTTCATCTATCAGCGGGACGACAAACCCGAAAAGGTTAATCAGGATGAAGGTGTGCCAGTCCATCAGCTCGATCGGCTTGCCGGTCAAGTGCCCCTTCACATGGGGGACGAAGTTATAAAAATCGAGAACGTGCTGGGCGCGGCCTTCATCAAAATAAACACCGCGCTCCGGGCCGTGCTCTAAATCATGAAAGAACCGCTGGCACGCAAGACGCACCAGTTCGCCAGCAACGATATCGCCAGATACCACGCGCTCGGCGTAGCGGAATCCATCTGCAACGGTTGCCATTCATCATTTGCGCTTTTTAAGAAATTCTTCCAGTGGGTCGGCTTCTGCCGGGCCTTTTGCACCAACCTTTGATCGGCTGGCAGGTGTCATGCCGAATTCGCTCAGCATCGCTCTGATCCGTTTCCACGCGTCAGCCTTCATGACTGCTGCAGGGTGCTGTTTGATCATTCTGATTTCCCGCTCCCCTCCTTCATCTGAATCATCTTCGCTGTAGACGGCATAGGTGTAACCTTCACGATCAAGAGTGTCGCAGTGATGCCGGTACTCAACATAGGCTTCTATCAACAACTCCAGCGCTTTAGCATCCAGCGTGGTCAACACGCCGACGGCATCAAGTTCCTCACCAATCCGTTTGAACCAGTATTTACCCTGTTTATCGAAATGTTTCGGTATTGGGGGGACCCCTGACGGGGGTTTTGGCTCGTTCTTATTGATCGGGCGCTTGGATGGGTTACCCTTCACTAAAGCCAGATGTGTCGGGGTTTTCGGTGGTCCTGGCATAATCGAAAACTCCTATTAATCATTGGATGGGGGACCCCAAAAAAAGTTTTCTAACCTGCGCCGGTGTGAAAAAAGGTTAGGCGGCGGTCCTTTGGGCCTTTGCCATCAGGGATTTGACCCGCCCCCTCCCTGCTGTCATCCAAATGGGAATTGATATCATTTGAAACGTTCACGCCCGGTTTTCGTTCTGTGACAGGGCCAGCACAGGCTTTCAAGATTCGAATCATCATCGGTACCCCCATGAGCCTTAGCCTTGATATGGTCCACGGTCTTAGCTGCTACCGCACGACCGTTGCGCAGACAGTTCTGACACAAGTGATTATCACGCTTAAGGATGCGGGCACGCTTAATATCCCACTGGCTACCATAGCCGCGCTCATGCCTGCTCTTGCCCTGCTGATGTTGTTGCCAGCCTTCATTGCGGTGTTTCTCGCAATAGCCTGAGCGGTCGGTGGTTGTGCATGCGCATCCACGCTTACGGCAGGCTCGAGGAATTAATGAGGGCATCTTTTATCCTCACCTATGAAAAATCCTGGTGATAAGTAGTTATACGAAACGCATAAAAAAGCCCCGCATAAACGAGGCCATTAATATCATATAGCTAGTGATTAAATATATTTATCTAATTGCTTCGCAAGTATCCTGTTAAACAATTCTTTTGAAACAGTTACTAATGTCCCGATGCTTGCATCTTTGAAACCTGTTTTTAATGCTTTCCACACTTCTTTATTCCGGATAGCCTCTAAAAAATCATGCCCGTTTGCTGTGAGACGTAGGGGTAAAAGAGCCCAGGAACCTCCGCCATCTGCTGATTCGAAGAATCCAAACCCGCTATCACCATCAGTTCTTGCTATCAAGTTGCGATCATCCAACAACCGCATATGGAATAAAAACTCTGGGGTTTGATAACTAAATCCGAGATCATGCAATTTTTGTATATCTGTTTCTGGTTTATCAGAACACTCAAAAGCTTCTAGCAACCCTTCAAATACTCATGATCTATTTTCATGCAAAATCCTCCGTCACATTTCCTTGGATAATTTAGCATTATCACAGGCACTCAGTGAATGCCTGCTGTAATGCCTTAGCTCGCCTGCTCTGCGATGGTATCAAACAGCGCCAGCGCTTCGGTCGACTCCTGAACCGCTTTGATGGTCCGCGCCACCACTTCTGATTCAGTTGTCACGCGGTTGTACTGCTGGATGAACAGCTGATATTTGAGCTGGCTATCCTGAACGAACGCAATAGCCTCTTTTGCTGCTGCTGTATCGTAGTTCAGGGTGGAAAGCAGATTGAGTCGAATTTGTTCTGCTGGTGTGATCTCTGCCATGTGTTACCTCTGTGCGATGTTGGGAGCATTATCGAAGCCACTCGATGAATGGCTCCTGTAAAGCTATAGCTGCGGTGCTCCATTATTAGGAATACCCCGCTACGCTTGTTATATCCGAAATGTTACCTAAACTAACTTATGACTTTGCTCTGCCATGACAAAGTCTGCCGTTCTACCCGTGAGCTCATGGATGAGCCACTCTCAAGCCTTCCTGGCTCTCATTTGTTAACATGCTTCTTCTACTGCTTCTGGTAATAAAAAGCCCCGCTACTGCGAGGCGTCACGTGTATCTGTTGCCACATGGTGGCAGTCGTCATCTCTGCCTGATACTGTTAAATCGCCAAACCAAACAGAACAGGTATGAAACTATGAATGACCATATTTATGAAACCCACGCCCGGATAACAGCTCTAAGAAGCATCATTGCTTTTATCATTCACACCCTGCCTGAAGAACAAAAAGGCCCTCTGCTTCGTGCAATAGAAATCATTTCAGAAGAAAAATTGATGGATAATTTCGATTTTTCTCATACGAGCGATGTTACTTCGGAAACCATAGAAAAAATGAATGCTGCTTATGCGAATGTTTTTAAAGAGGTACTTAATTTCTCTTCACAGGACGTAGAGCCTGAGCAAAAAAAATACCTGCAATAGCTTTAGCCTTATTATCCATAAAGGCCAGCACCTTCTTGTCTGGCCCTTTCTCAAGTTTGCTCAGTCGAAACTCAATATTCTTTGCCTTGGTCATCGCGTAACCCTGCCGGTTGGTTGCGGGCAGTTAGCCTGCACTGCTTTGTTGTGCGCCAGGATGTCGCGCTTAGTCTGCGTATCCAGCACATCGATATCATGGTCAGTCAGGTAGATGATCCGTACCCAGCTGCAGGCCGTATCAACGACTACCGGGGCGGGTAAATCTTTCGCGCAGCTCGCGATCAACATAGTCATCGCCCATACGCTTAACGTCTTCCTGTACATCACTGGCCCCTTTCGTGACTTCAGCACGGCGTTCTGCCGCGGCGACAGTAGCAGCGGCGTTTTCTTCGGTACGCTGCTGATCGGCTTTGGCTTCCGCCTTACTGGTACCGCGAGCGTGACCAATGCCAAACGCGCCAGCGATAGCGCCCAGGATGACGACCACCAGCCCAGCAATAATTTCGAAGCTCATTGCTGCGGCTCCTTCAGATCGTCGGCCTTTTCTTTCAATGCTGGCTGACGTACGTATTGCGATAGCACGGCCAGCACCACCAGCGCAGGGCTAATCAACGCAACGATGTTTGGCGGCAGGATATTTTTGATATCCGGCGGCAGCATCGCCCAGGCGTGCAGCGCAGCATCCGGGAACGACTGCGCCCATACACCAACCAGCGCGCCGATAGTCCCCAGCTTTACAGACCACCGTTTTCAGCAGCAGGCTGGCATGGCCTACGAACTCCAGCCGGGTATATTTGCGCAGCAGTAAGAGAACGAGCAAAGCCACCAGCACGAGCAAAGCGAAGATGATCATATTCATAGCACGCGCTCCTTAACCCACCCGTAGAGGAAATCCTCGTTGGCTTCGCGGCCCTCCGCCAGTTCGAGGTATCTGGCGCCCTGGCTGCAGTTCAGCGCACGTAACAGAACCTGTTCCCCCTCTTTCCCGCGGGCTGAAAGATATCCCTTAAGCGCAGTGATGGTTCGGGGGCCAATGGCGCCATCCGGGATCAGATCGGGATACAACTTCCCACGCATGTTAAGGGCAGTGAGCCAGCGCTGGAAAAACTTACTTGCAACCGATGGCCCCATGTTCACGCCAGTGTCGCAAAGCTCATCTGCCAGTAACGTAGATAAACTTGCCACCTGATCGAATCGGGGGCCGGTCCAGTAATCGCTGAGCAGAATTTGCTTTGCTGTTTCCCTGGGCAGGTTTCTCATATCACCGGTGTAACCATGTGCTCGAGCTGTGGTCTGCGTGATGCCCCAGCGGGTCGGCCCGCCTTTATCCGACGGATGATCGACATAACCGTCCTCTTTGCCGAGGATCCCCTCGATAGTCTGGTCTGCTGTCATTGTGCTTTCACTCCGGTGATTCGTTCCCAGAAATAAGTGAGCGCTACGGAACCCATAGCACCACTGACACCGGCAGTGGCCAGTATCATGTAAATACTCAGCCCACTTTCAATGCTGATTAGCCCACCAATGACGCCAGTGAAAGCAGAGACCACTATCTGCGCAAAGGCATTTATCCAGCTCCATTTTGCTTTGCCCTGCTTCACATCCATCAGGAATCGGACAAGGCCGCCCCAACCAGCAATGATCAGCAGAGCCAGCCAGGTGATTCCGGCCATGCTTTCTTTGTCTTGCATATGCTTTGCCATAGGTTCACCTCCGGGTTAACGGGGTGCTGTGTGTTTGAAAAGGGTCAGGCCCATCGGGCTGATTTAACAACGAGCCGTATCGAAGATGGTTCCCGTGAGCCTGAAATGAAAAAGGCCACGCAATAGCGCAGCCCTTAAATGTTTTTGGTTAGTTGAAATGTCTTAATCATGCGAAAAAAAGCCCGCTCGGATGGGCGGGCAGAAAGGTAGGCAATACTGATTCTGTACCGGATCGAGACGCACCTAATAGTCCGAGCTACCGATTTACCAGGAGAGCGTTCATTTTTCCGTTACTGCCTTTTAAACATAGCTGGAGAAGCCGAAACGGCAACCCCACTACCAAATAGCTTAGTAGTATTGCATTATGGTGCCGGGTGCCTCCCGGTGAGCATGTCCCAGTCGACATGGCCCGCGCTGCATTTACAGGTTTCTGTAACTGACTGGTCGCCCCTCCGCATAGGGGGATTCACCACATCAATAATGTATTATGGAAACATTCTAAACATCAATACCTTCAGTATAGCGATTTCACAACTCACAACAGGTGAGATTAAAGATGAATGTTTTCATTAGTTTTCAACCCTCAATGCTACTATCATCTACAGTTATAACTTTCGACAAAAAGGAAGAGATATGGGGCAAGGTTTAGATATTTCAAAATTAGTGCCATTTGTTATTTTTTTTCTTGGTGTTGCATGTTCACCCATAATTGAATGGTTAAAAGAAAAATCAAAGGCAAAGCGACTCAGAGATTTAGTTATCTCATCATTATCTGATGAACATGAAAGAATGGAAGACGCTATAAAATTTACAATAAATACCATTAAGATTATCGAAGTATCAGAAAAGAACATTTTAAGGTTACATACTCCAATAAACATAAAAGTTTTAGAACGATACTACCTTGATATCTATCCAGTGATCACAAAAGAACAGAGGAGAGGGTTTAACTGTTTGATGTTGCAAATAGACTCTATAGAAGAGAAACACAATTACATTAAAAATAACTGGAAAGAAGTACAGCCGGATAAACTCATTCTTAAAATGCAAAGCATGTTGCACTCAATTATCCTTGCAGAATTTTTCCTTTACGAAATGTCAAATAAAAAATGCCATTTTAAATTCCCAACGCAGAGTGATAGCGAAATTATTCACTTAGTCACTTCAAGGTATGGCATTACAGATAAGGATTATATTATTTAATAAAAAACCCGCACAGGTTGCGGGTTTATGTTTTGTTCTGCTGCTCAGTTCGCTTTAACGTCCCGAGCCTATCACAATTCAAGCAGTTTCTGGCTCACTTTGCAAGTAAAATCTGTCGCCATTTGTGCCAAATGCATCACACATTGGTGCGTACAGCATCGATTCTGCCAAACTTAGCCATGTATCAACTCTTCGTCTGCATGTCATAAAGCACCAGTCTGGATGCTTTTCATAGAGCTCTTCCGCTATGCGGCGTTTGCTCTTCCGTAACCGGTAATGCTCCACCAGCAGGTGGTATAGCTCTTTGTGACCACCCGTAATGAGGACTGCCCCCAGTACCTTATCAATCAGCAGTCCCTCATCGTCTGTGCAGAAAGCCAGGCCGCTTTTGTTTTTCCCCGCGAGTATTTCACGAAAAAACGCCTCAAGCTCTGGCTTCGAGATGCCAGACTTCTTCATCCGGCGTAATGCTTCGTTGATGGCTGTTTTAGTGACTTTCCCGGAAGCCAGTAACTGGTTAAACATATTTCCACCACTACCGCCGCCGATGTAGGACCACCGGCCCCACATGCGCAGCTTCCCTTGAATCCAGATGGCCTCCAGCGTTTTCAGCCTGACCATTTCACCAGCTTTTCCAACCTCGGACGGGTTAATCATTATGCGTTCTCCACTATGCCAGCACGCCAATTGCCAGCGAACGATCCAGAAATCGAAACAGCAGCTCCAGCTGTGAACCGTGCTTCTCCTCAAATGCCACGGTGTCAGCGTGCAACTCGTCGTGATGCGCTCTGCAAAGCGGCAACACAAACAGGTCATGCGCTTTTGTTCCCATTCCACCTTGTCCGTGGCCTATCAGGTGATGGGGATCATCTGCTTGTTTGTTACAGCAGACACACTGCTGAGACTTAACCCAGCGCGTCCAGCTCTCGTTTACCCAGCGGCGGCGCTTTGGTCGCAGCATGAATGATTCCGGCGTTTCAGGATCTACTCGAAGACCGAGAATCTTTTTCTGCACCACTTCGCTCGCCGCTGGCTCCGGCACAATATCGCTCTCCTTCATCACTGGTTGATGCTTTATTTCCGGCAATCGCAGGGCTTTCCGGGCCAGCGATTCAGGGATGACGTGCGCCAGATTGTTTATTACCAGCCACCAGCACAACTCGGGGATCGTCAGTTGATGGTCTTCGTTGAACCCCAGTTGTGAGCGGATGACCGTTATCAGCCAGGATACCAGGTTCTCACGCGCAATGCCTGCCAGCGTCTCTGTGTACTGATCACGCAGCAGGTTATCGCAGGCCCAGCAAAGGCGGATGCTGCCAGGCTCATGCCGGAACAGCGTAAAATTTTCGCTGTGCCATGAGCCGTGGGGATACTGGCATTCAAAACGACGCTCCAGCTCGGCCTCCAGCGAGCTGATACCACCCGCGCGCAGAATGACGTCTTTGTTTTCGAATACTGGTTTCAAAACCGGGTCTTCTGCCAGTGGCTGCGTAGCGGGAGGGATGACGCCGGTTGCGTAGTCACTGTATTTTTCCGGTGCAGGCTCAATCAGTACTCGCCCTTTCCTGAACATCGGCATGAGATCAGCGCCTGGGCGAAGCAGAACAACGCCCATGCGTGGGGCAATCTCAGGGGTTAGTAGTGCTCTCATATCATCTCCACGTCAGGCAGCTGCACGAAAACGTCGGATGGTGATTTCTACTTTCCCTTTCTTCACGATGTTCCCCCACTCCACCAGCATGCGCTTAACCTGACTGTCGTCTTCCCAGACGCCTGTTAGAGTCAGGGCATCGAACAACGCTTTGTTGTAGTTATCAATATCCCGACGGCGCTGATCAGGCGGATACAACACTATGTGAACCTCAGCCAGATCAGAGGATGGCCGGGGAACGGCCCGCAGTTGCTCAATAATCGCCGCTCTCGCTGCCTGCTGGAACTTGCGCCCAGTCTCGCTTACCAGATGCCTGCCTTTCAGCGGTCCCTTGCTCGGGGCGCGCCAGTAACTATTTACGCTCGGTGGAAATGGTAAAGTCTGTTTCATTTAGCCCCCTTAAAGGATCGCTACAACGTCTTTTGCGACTTCCCGCGTACTGCTTTTGCAGGAGATCGAACGGCGCGCGTTGATGAATTGCAGGTTAAAACCATGCTCCCGGTACAGGTCGAGAACCTTCGGGGCGGATGAGTTAGAAATGACTACCCGAGCCCCACAGTGAAAGGCTGATACGCATTGCTTCGCCAGGTCTACCTGGTTCTCCCAGTTAAACCCACCAGCGGCGTAGGCAGTGAATCCGGCTGTTCCCGGCATCGGTTCGTAAGGCGGATCGCAGTAAACCACATCCCCTTTCCCGGCCAGGCTGATAGTTCGGCGGTAGTCAGCGGTCATAAATACGCAGTTATGCGCCATGGCCGCGAAGGCTTTCATCTCATCCATCGGGTAATACGGAGCCTTGTAGCCTCCCCAGCCCACATTGAACTTGTTCGCCTGGTTGTAGCGCATCAGGCCATTGAAGCAATGCCGGTTGAGATACAGGAATGCAGCTGCGCGTTCAGTAGCATCCAGCGTCTGTGCGTTGAACTCGGAACGGATCAGCTCATAGCCATCTGGTGACCGCATGTGCTCGAACATCCAGCGGGCCTTCAATTCCACTTCATCTGGCACCACCGCTAACATCTGATACAGATTAATCAGGTCCGGATTAACGTCCGCCAGCAGGTAATCTGCGTGCTTTTCGCTGTTCAGGAATACCGACCCACCACCAACGAATGGCTCTATCAGGCGTTTCCCTGCCGGGATATGCACGAACAGGTCAGCCAGCTGGGTATACTTTCCACCAGCCCATTTCAGAAATGGCTTGCTCATGAACGGAACCCCGCTGGCACTGAATAATCCACGTCGGAATAACTGGACTTGAACGCCGTGTCTTGTTTCACCCACTTTCCGCCAGTCCAGGCTGGGCGTCCGGCGGCCTCCCATTTTTTGGCCTTGTCGAAATACTCGACGCAGTTCTCGGGAGCAAACAGCGTTTTGGGCCGCAGGTAGTCGCTCATCTTCGGATCCTGAGCCCATTTCGCGTTCAGGTAGTCAACCACCAGCATCAGGTCTTCAGGGCTGTAATCTTCGGCCAGGCGTCCCCGGATATATCCCAGCGTCGTTTTGGTTCGTCCCCCCTTGCCATAGGTCGAGTTGGTTACCCGATTGAAATGATCCAGAACGAGATCTGCCGGATCGGTCTGGTCTGGTTGCAGCGCAACCGGACAAGAGTCTTTACCTGTAATCTCTGTAGTACTCTCTGTTGTATTCTCTGTAAGATCATCGTGCCAATTTGACCTGATGACAGCGGTTCGTTTTGACCCGGTGGAGCGTTTCACATTGACCTCTTCCATCGTGTCATTTTGACCTGATGGAACGGCGCATTTTGACTTCTTCGATTTGGTCACTTTGACCTCATCTAAAAGCGAGCTCTCGTAGTTGATCGTGTAGTAGTTCGTCATGTCGCGCTGGGACTTGTTCAGCTGTTCAACTTTAAGCACGCCCAGGCTCTTCAGCCGGGTGAAGGTGCGCTTCAGAGTGGATTCAGACCAGAACGGGAATTGCTCCAGCCATTGCTCTGTTGTGTTGTAGATCCAGCGTACGCCGTCACGCTCCAGCCCTGAGTTAGTCTCCTGCAGCCAGTAGTTAAGCTGCTGCAGCGCAATGGCTTCATTCAGGCCGATGCTATACGCAAGGTCAGGATTGATGACTATCGGCCTTGATGGCATTAACAGGCTCATAAGACCCCTCTATTTCCCTGAATTTTCGTCTGAACTGCTCGAGGGGGCTGAAACACTCGTGCTTATACCCTTCGCGCAGGTATATAACGCGCTGTGTTTGGGGCTCCCAGCGTATGACCCTGACCGGGACACCGTAGTGATCTCTGAACCATCGGTTGAGCTCTCGCATACTTTCTCCGCCTGGCCGTTAAAGTCCCCTACCACCCACTGAGCAAACTGGTAGCAGACAGGTTCGAACCCGCCTGGTACTCTTACCCCATACACGAACTGCACCGGTCCTGCTCCACCAGGAACTGGCCGCGCTACAAGTTGCGACCTGCGGTATTGTGTTGATAAACTATTCATGCGTTAGTAATCTCCACTGATAACGACACGCCACGACGCCAGGAGCTGCAACTCGCTGGCGTCACTTCTTTTTGCGTGAAAAAAGCGTGATGATTGCGGCAATCTCTTCTTCGCGAGCTGCCAGGTGGCGGCGGTGATGCACCATGATTTCTTCGGCCTCATGCCTTTCAATAACGCCATCCTCAAGTGCCTGTTCGATAATCTGATCAACCTGCCCTCTGGCGGCTGAGGTACGCATTGCCCGGCTGAACAAGTCCACGCGATCCAGCTCTTCAAGGTGCGGAACATCCACCAGCAGCGCACCACGGCGGCGAGCGAAGTAGTCAGCCAGTAACGACGTGTTGGAAATGTCTTCCATCGCTTCCAGCTCGCTGACTTCGAAGAAACGACAGCCGTTTTTCTCGTAAAGGTTGTTGTTAAACTGCGTCACCGTCATTCCCAGTGCGCCAGCCATTGCTTCGCGCCCACCTGGATATGCTTTGCACATCGCTTTGACGGCTTCTTTGAGGTTTGGCTCTACCATATTGATTTTCCTTTTGTAGTTACTTTCAAGCAGCTTAATCTGTAGCCTTTTGGTAAAGGCTGGCGTCGTACTTCAGCTTGCCTTTCGTAATTCGTTCGATGACGAATGCTTGTTTTTGAGGGATGACTTCACCCCATCGGCAAACTGCCGGGTGGGAAATACCAAGAACACTTGCGGTTTTTGATACGCCTCCGAAGTGTTCGATAACTTCTGATTTACGCATGGTTCCTCCTGGTTAACTTACGCCTTAAAGGTAACAAAAGGTACATTAAATAGCAAACAACAGTTACAAGGAATCCATGTAACATTGGTTACATGAAAACAGAGATGAAAGACCGAATAAGATCCCGTCGAGTCCAGCTCGACATAACACAGCAGACCCTAGCTAAACGCTTGGGGGTAAGCCGTGTTTCCGTAACAAAATGGGAGAGCGGCACTACTAAACCTGATGGTGAGAATCTCCATCAGCTGGCGGTGGCGCTGCAGACAACTCCAGAATGGATTCTTTACGGTCGAGGTGAGGAAACGCCGGATGATACAAAAGTTATTCCGTTCCTTAAGCCCCCCACGGCAGTTCCTATTATCTCCGCTGTTCAAGCTGGGATGTGGACTGATACTTATGCATGCTCAAGGCTTTCTGATGTGATTTCATGGACGCAAACCACTGCAAACGTTTCTAATGAAGCATTCGGACTGGTAGTTCGCGGGGAGTCTATGACTAACCCTCATGGTCTGCCATCCATCCCAGAAGGATCGATCGTTATTGTTGAACCGCACTATGGTCAATTGGATGACCTTTACGGAAAAATTGTAGTGGCAATACTCGACGGCTCTGCTGAAGCTACCGTTAAAAAGCTGGTATGGGATAGCCCTTTCGCATACTTGATGCCACTTAACCCTGCCTTTAAACCCATCCCGATAGATGGTAATTGCCGGATTGTTGGTAAAGTGGTTCAGATTACCCAAAACATTTAAGTTACTCATTTCTAAAGCCAGATCTCCTTCTGGCTTTTTTTTCAATCCACAGGTAACAAAAAGTACATAGCTCTCTTGACCATATTGGTAACTAAAGGTACATTTAAATCACATCACGAGTACCGGTAGTTACATACTCTGGTGTGGTAGTGAGCATTACGGCATATGGCACATGTGCCGCAGCGGCCTGAGAGTCCCTTTATCCATGCCTCTCAGAACAACCGGAATGTGCAAGCTAAGTGTTCAGGCACGACGTGCGCCCCACCAGCGCGGAGAAAAGGTGTGACGCCCGGGAAGAGTCCGGGACATAACAGATGAGAGCATTGGCGGTGAACGGGCAAACACACAAGCCGTAAGCCGATCCGAACGCAATAGCTAATCGTATCAGTGCTCTTTTCGTTGTGTGGAGAACTAACGTACCGCCATTGCAGTGGCGGTCCCCCATCAGCAAGAAATTTTAACCAGCTATTCACCCACTCTCATGGGTTGGGTTGCTGCACCATAAATTTACGCGTTGCAGCGCGTCAGATGGAGAACAAAAGATGGCTAAGACAGCAAATCAACTTATTAAACAGGCGTACGAAATAGCCAAAACTATGCCACCAGAACAGGCAGCAATCATCAAGGAACTGGCTACCGTCCTCGATGTTTCGAATGTAGCTCTGCGCCAGACGCGCACCGAACGTGACGCCCTTCTCGCAGAGGTCAAATCCTGGGCGAAGGAGTGTGATCGTATTACTGAGCGATATACCAAGAAGCGCATAAATCTGCATGTCCTCGAAGCAATGCGCGATTTGAAAGCAATTTCCCCCACCAGCTTCCGTAACGTGGAGGCTCTCTGATGGCTAAAGACTCAAAGCTGGTATATGGCGCGAGTGGCAAAAAGAACGTTTTGACGTTCGAACCTGAAAATCTGCACTTGGTCACCGACAAAACGCACCCTCTTTACGATGAGCGTATCCACCTGCCTATCAGCGAGGCAATGGTGCTGAACATCATGGATCAGGGCGTTCTTGAGCCGATTATCGTCTGGAAAGACCCGGAGACAGGGCTGTCTTGTGTAGTCGATGGTCGCCAGCGTGTGCGCCATACACTGGAAGCCAACAAGCGACTGTTGAAAGAGGGTAAAGAACCGTTACTGGTTCCAGCAGTCGCTAAACGTGGCTCCGCCGTTCGAATGGCGCAGGCGATGGTAAGTGCTAACGAAATCCGCCAGGCAGATACGCCACTGGGCCGAGCAAAGAAAATGGCTGATGCGCTGGAGCGCGGGCACGACGAAGACGATTTAGCGCTGATGTTTGGCGTGAGTGTCCAGACCGTACGCGCAACTCTGTCACTGCTGGATGCCACCCAGGCTGTTCGCGATGCAGTGGAGTCCGGAACGGTCACCGTTACCCAGGCGCGTCAGCTGGCATCGCTTAAACCAGAAGAACAGCGGGAAAAGGTAGCAGAAATCGAGCAGGCAACTGCTGGCACAACCGGCCATGAAAAAGCCCGGCGTCAGCGTCAGATCCTCGGCGAGGCAAAGCCGCGCCTGAAAACCCGCAAAGAAATCACAAAAGCCCTGGAATCAGCCGAGGGTGAGTATGCAAGCGCACTTCGTTGGGTGCTTGGGGAGGAATCATTATGAGCAAAATAGGCGATCATTTCTTTGAATTTCCGGCGTCGCGTGGAACTCAGGGGGATTCAATTGTCCTGATGCTGACAGTACCTGCGCGGACACTAACGCGAGTCCTCGCCAGCGATAACTACGGCGACACCCTTGATCGATCTCAGCGAGAACTGAACCCCGCCAGGGCGAAAAAGTTTTATCAGTATCTCGTTGAAGCATACGAGAACAAGGAGCCATTCATTATTCCGCCGCTTGTAGGTAACTGCGACTCGTATGTTGAATTCGAAGAGTTCGGAAACACTAATGTTGGGGTGGCCCGTTTCCCGATGGATGCAGAAATTAAATTGTTTGATGGTCAACATCGCGCAGCAGGGATTGCTGAGTATTGCCGCACCATTGATGAACCTATCCATGTTCCGATGATGCTTACTCTCCAGTTGCCACTGAAGACACGGCAACAGTTTTTCTCGGACATTAACAACAATGTTTCGAAGCCATCTGCGGCTATCAACATGGCCTATAACGGGCGCGATAAGAACGCGCAGGAGATGGTCAGCTTTATCAGTTCACACGACGTCTTTTCTGAAGTCACCGATTTTGAGCATAACGTCGTTCCCGCGAAAAGTGATAAGTGGGTGAGCTTCAAAGCCCTAAGTGATGCCACAGCAAAATTTTCAGGTTCCTGCTCAAAGGATGATCTTGAAGGGTTGTGGAATGCGTGGCTAATGCTGACTGGTTTAGATGATGTTCGCCAAGGTACGAACCAGGCGGAGTACAAACGCGAATACATCCAGTTCCATGCAGTGATGATTAACGCCTTCGGCTACGCAGTGCAGCGGTTAAGCGAAGGCCGGGGAGTTCGCGGGGTCACGCTGATGATTGAGGACCTGGCAATGAATACCGGCATTTCCGAACGTGAAGATTTCTTCCTCATTTCATCATGGGATGGTATTTGCGCCAGCTGCGAGAAAACCAGACCAACGGTCATTGCGAATGTTTCATCTCAGAAAGCTGCAGCATCACGTCTGATGGATGCCATCGTGAATAAAAACTTGTCTGTTAGCCGCGGTAAGGAGGCCAGCCATGACTGATGCCCTGACCAAAGAAATAATCATTGACGCTATGCGCAGTTCTATTGAGGGCTTCGCCTTCTTAATCGTCGATTCGCTGGAGTTTGAACTTAAGCGCCAGCTTACCGACGCTGAACAGCAGGAAGTTTCCACAGTTGTTGAGCAGTTGGTTCTGACGTTTCCTGAACCATGTCCGCGCTGTGGTGTAACGTCTACGCGCCCGAATGGTGAGCATTATTGCCATGCTAACAGCGTGGAGGCTGAATAAATGACTAATAACCAGTTAACCAGAGAACGTCTAGAAAAAATTAAATCATGGCGTGAAACCTACGGCGCCGGAAGCAACGTAATGCTGCCAGCTGAAGAAGCTGAAGAGCTGGCCCGCATGGCGCTGGCCGCAATGGACAGCGAGCCAGTGGTGAAAAAAGTGGCCTGCTGGTCTTGCCAAAATGAGGTTGAGATTGCGGCCATTTCTGATTGTGATGGGTGCTGCCCAAAATGCGGCACGCGAATTCACCTCGATGAAGAGCCATACATTGCACCTCTGTCCGCTCCGGACCGTGACCAGGTACGCCAAGAGCACGCCGAGTGGTCACAGGCTACCTTCGGCAATGTCGGCCCGGTTGGCCCGCTGAAGCACCTCAGCAAAGAAGCACTGGAAGCCGCTGAACAGCCTGGCGACCTGTCGGAGTGGGCTGATATGCAGTTCCTGCTGTGGGACGCCCAGCGCCGTGCCGGTATTACAGATGAGCAGATTACCCAAGCGATGATCGAAAAGCTGGCGATAAACAAGCAGCGCTCATGGCCGGAGCCAAAAGACGGGGAACCAAGGCTACACATCAAAGAACGACCTCGTAAAAAAGTAGACCGCTGTGATGTTTGTACTGAAGGGGCTCGTGGCGGGTGTGGGACATGTATTTTTAACGGTATTTTTGAATGAGGTGCTTATGACTTCTACAGATTTTATGGAAGAAAAAGAAGTATTCGAATTGCTCGGGAAGAAAAAAACAGCGGTGTGGCGCTTACGAAAAGACCACAACTTTCCTAATCCAGTGTTGACGTATCCTACAAGGTATAGCAGGAAAGCTGTCACACTTTGGATCGAACAGGGCGGCATCAATAGGCCTGTTGACAACAGAAAATCATAATGTATTGTATGCGATGGCGGTACACGCACAATATGGGAACCATCCATAAATGGTGCCGGTTACAGAATTGTAGCGTCTGGTTAAGTCTGAGCGCGATTGTACCGCCAAATTTACTTTCCTCGTCCAGGTTCATAAACCGTGTAGAACCACACCCTATTGATAGGCTTTGTATTTAGATCTCCATCTAAAAATTTAGTTTCTCTTTTCAAAACCACCATTACTTCAGTTGAACCTCTATTTTTGATTATAACTTTTGCTGTCAAACCAATAAAATCAACGTAAGTAATATGTTTGTCCTGGCGTTTATCATATTTTCTTATTGAAGTAAGCGTACGCCAACTTGTAACATCGTTAATTATTCTCGATGCATATGGCAAGAGTGAAAAACTGGTTTCTATGCGGCCCATTGGTCTATCTTTACGAGTAATATGAGACCATCCAGTCCGATTAATAATAACATTTCCGAAGCATGGATTGACTGCGCCAATTCTTTTCCATTCTTTGTAAAATTCAATTGCTCGATATTTTAACGGTACATTTAAGCCACCAGGAAGTTTGGGTTCAATTAAGCCATGTAAAGAGTCATATTTAGCAAGATCAATGACTGGCTTATTAATATACCCGTGTGAAGACCGTGAAAGCTTACGCAAAGGCCCCTTGCATTCCGGTGACCTGAAAAATCTATTTTTTCGAAAAACCTTTACATTATTACTCGTGTCACTAACATAAGTTGAATCAGACTTTAAATCTGACCAATACGAATAATAATGACCTTTATCATCCCTTGAAACAAAAATTAAAATACAAGGCAAGGCAGATTTTTTCCATAACAATCTCTTTTCAGGTATATTATTCAAACCAAGAGTTATTTCCTGCTTGTCTTGTTTTTTTATATACCCATCACCTGTTTTAATTTGCACATGTATTAAACCTCCAGTCCCTTCCCAGTACTGTCTTCTTCTATCGTCAGGCTTAGCCGGGTCTACTTTTTTTGAACGAATATAAATAATCCCATCAAAACCATCATCATTCTCTTGATCTATTTTTTGAAAACCCCATCCCCACTCAAGTAAAACTCCCTCTACATAGTTTACGCCTAAAGCACCAGTTCGATTGCTCTCTGAAGTCATATACTCTCCAAGTGTAGTGAATAATAAAAAATGCGTTTTATAAAATAATTAAAATACAGTATTTTAAAGAGCAACAACGTGTATCACGAACAAACATGATATAGATATACTTTATTATACTATTTAATAACTTTGACATGGAAGAAAACTTTGTCAGCATAAAGTTCATAAGCTTCTTTCTGTTCCACCAGCCAATCGTGTTTGTTATACACCGCCATCACCCCTCCCAGCTCATGCCCCAGCATCTTTTCGGTGACATGGGGCATGACCCCTTCCCCTGACAAATTCGTTACCAGCGACCGCCGGAAGTCGTGCGTTCGCCACTCTGGTATATCAATTTTATCCCTTAACTTTTTCATGTAGAGATTTGCTGACGAACGATCTATTGCCTTGTCCAGCTCCTGTCCTGGGAAGAGAACATCATTCCCGGAATTTAGTAGCCTATCAACGAAAGGTTTTACCTGGTCAAAAATAGGTCTGCGAATCACATTCCCCATCTTGGAATGCTCCGATGGAGTTGTCCAAATCAGATCATCCATGTTGAACTCACTAGCGGTAGCCAGGCGAAGTTCTGACAGCCGCGCCCCCCATAGCAATAGCAGCTGATGAAGCACCTTGTTGGAGGTAACGATCTTGTTGTTCTCCAAGGCCAACCAGATTTTTGCCAACTCGGTATAAGTGAGAACCCGGCTACCAACATCTGGTTTCTTTCCGATAGTCTTAACGCTAAGCTTCAGAACTTCGCATGAAGGTATCAGTTGTCGGCTGATACACCAGTTCATCACGGATCGTAACTGGAGAAGCAGCACCCTCGCCTTTTTAACGTTCTTCTTCTCCTGTTTATCGAAGAACCGTACCCATGCGGAAACAGGTATGTTGACTACAGGAGCGTCGGGGAATTCTGTGTACATAGTGTTGTACACAACAGACTTGTAAAGCGTCTGAGTGTTCGGCTTCAGGGTTTCTACATACTTCTTCCACCACTGATCCAGGCACTCTTTGAGTGTTAACTCCCCATCTTCTTTGGCAAAATAATTTTTAGGGTTTAGTCCCTTGAGGTACAATTCGCGCATCTCGCCGACGACAACGCGAGCATCCTTAAGCGACATGGCTGGGTAACGGCCAATTGATAGACGAACAGGCTTACCATTCCAACGGTAGCGGAACTGGAATGTAATCGTTCCGGTAGGGGTAATGCGTACACTCAGCCCGTCACCGTCTGTGACTTCGGGAGCTCCGCTGTAAGGCTTGGCATTGATGCTGCGAAGTTTGGTATCACTGAGGGCCAC